TATTGTAGTACCGTCCGGCAAGGTAAAAATAATTACCTCGCCGAAAGTCCTAACATAACTATATAAATTTTCGTTTACTGTCATTTTATTTAGATTCTTTTAATTTTTCTTGAATTTTAGCCCATAAAGTTTTAGCGTCGTCGTTTTCTTCAACTTCTAACCCTAATTCATTTGCGTATTGCTCTAATTCAAGTTCTATAAAGTCTTGTAAATCTTCGTCGGCCGTATCTTCTTTTATTTCAATTTCGGCCGCTTTAGCAATTTCTTTTAATTCGTCTACCGATATTTTATTATCGTCGTCGCCTTTTGCTTCGTTTACCTTTGCTTTATATTGTTCGTAAGCGTCGGCAAGCGGTAAATTTTCCGCAAATGTTAGCCCGATTTCTTCAGCCTTTGCTTTAAGGTCTTCAATTACGCGCGCTTCTAATTTTTCCGCGCCTATTGCATTATTAAATTTTACCCCTAATTCTTCAGCTATCTTTTTAACCGCGTCAATATCTATAGACGGTTTTTTATCGCCTTTGCCGGCGTTTTCTTCTACTTTGCCGTCAAACTTAATAGCGCGTTTTCTTGCTATTAAGTTTCTTGCTTCGGCTTCAGTTACTGTATATATGCCCTTGTTTTCGTCTTCCGGGCTTGCCGGTCTTCCCGCTACAATAACGGCCGATAATAATTTAATAGTTTGAGTTTTCATTATTTTAGCCTTTCTTTTAATTAGTACCATTAAATAAATATAACCCGCCGGGGTTTAACCCCGGCAAGTTATTTTATCCTTTATCTACTCCCAAAATCTTTTAGGCGGTGTGTTTACCGTAACAGAAAGATTCAGCGTGGCGTGCGCCAAAGTCTACATCTTGGAAGCCTGTAACTTGTATAGCGCCCTTATTAGAATATGTGTAAGGGTCTACCAAAATTTCAAGACCGCCAAATAGACCTACTATAAAGTCAGCCCAATTACCCAAGAATACATCACCCGTATTTACTTGGTTTGTTACCAATGCTTTATAGCCGTTAATTTGGTTTCCGTCTTCCCAAATCGGCGCGCCGTTTGTGCCTGTAAATTTCTGCGTAGTCTTACAATGTCCTTTAATTCCGGCATTGACAATATACGCCATAGAATCTACGGCCGCATTATCTAGGCCTATTTGTGTTTCCATGTCTACTAATTCGGCGTAAGTTGGTTTGTTTGCGGTTGCAAAGTTTACGGTATTTACGCCGGTAGTACCTGACAAGCCTAAAGGTTGGTTGCTAGTGCCTGACCCATATAAAGCGGCTTTATCCAATGCAAGCGCTAAAGCGGTTGCAAGGTCTTCTCTTACAAATGCTTCCATATCTAAAGTAGTTTGCTTTAGCATATTTCTTGTTACATAAGTATTGCCCGCTACTGTCTTCATTCTTAACTGCAAAGTGTCAAATGTTGCGTTAGAAGAAGTTGGCGCGGTGTCTTCCCCTACCCAATAGCCTGTAGCGCCGGCGGTTTGTCTAGGAATATCAACATTACCTACTAAACCGTTTAATTGTCTTGCAACTTGTAAAATTACGGCCTTATTGCGTAACAACTCAATAAATGACCCCATTTCTAAAGTTGTAGGAATTAGCGGCGCGCCTACTGTAGTATTGATAGCGTTTTTAGGCGCTAAAGGTGTTACTAACGCTTCAGCCGGTATAATAATACCTTTGTTTTTTACGCCGTATTTGTCGGCCGCTTTGCTACAAAATTCTAACTCTTTTTCAGCCGCTTTTTGTGCGCCCGAATCGGTTGGGTTAGCCATAGCATTAAGCAATTTAACAAAACTAAAGTTTCTTGCTTCTTCTACTGTCATACCAATACCAAAAGAAGATTTTTTATCGTTTTCTATCGGTTTTTGGTCTTTTACTTGAATTGATTTTATCAATTCGTCTTTAAAAGCGTCTACGCTTTTACCGTCTTTTACAAACTGCATAGCCTTGTCTTGCGCTTTGTATTCTTCCCCTAATTTAATAAGGTTTTGTACTCTTTCGCTTTCTGCTTTTGCGTTTGCTTGCGCATTTGCGCCATTTTCCAATTTGTCGCAAAGTGCGGTAATTGCGGAATCGTCCATGCCGCCCGCTACTAATGCGTCATAATCAAGCCCTAGGGCTAAACATCTACCTTTTAACATTTTGTTGTTCCCTTTCATAATTTTTCTTGTACTGTCTAAAACTTTATTTTTAGTCGTTGGTACTATGTTAGCGGGTTTACCCTCGCCCGCCGGCCTTGATTCCGTTTTGTTGTACCATTCGGCTTTAAAATTGATATAGTTTTTAATATTGATTTTTTGACCGTTGATTTCCAAAGTATCGCCCGTAATACATGCGCTTACTTCGGTTTCTTCTATTTCGTCCGCAAAACCTTTAGCCACCGCGTCGGAAGCGGTTAGCCATGTTTCGTCCGCTAATAATTGTTTTATTTCGTCTTCGGCCATGCCTGTTTTATCCACATAAGCCGATAACATGGCTTCTTCTACTTTATTAAGTGTTTCTATAACCTTTTGCATGTCGTTAGCGTTACCCGCCGTAGCCGTCCAAGGTTTATGAATCATTAACATAGAATTTTTAGGCATTATTACCTTATCGCAAGCCATTAAGACCAATGAAGCAATAGAAGCGGCCAAGCCGTCTACATAGCCTATTACTTCGGCCTTACATCTTTTAAGCATTGAGTAAATCGCCTGACCCGCGAATACATCACCGCCGGGGCTATTCACTCTTACGCGTATTGTTTTTGCGTCTTCTACTTCTTTTAATTCGTCCGAAAATTCTTTAGCCGTTACATCAGACCAAAAACCGTCGTCGCCGATTACGCCATATAACAATAATTCGGCTTCTTTTTCTTGCTTGTCGTTAATACTATTGCTAAACTTCCAAAACTTACCGCCTTTGCCGGTATTTTCGCCCACTACTTTTGCATATATTCTATTTCGCGGGTGTTTGCCTGTCTTCGTCTTCGCTAACATTGTTTATTACCTCGTCTTGGGTTACTATACCCTTTTCTTTTAATGTCTTATTTTCTTCTTCTACTTCGTTCCATACTTCGTCTGGGTCGCGGCCAATTTCTCTTATTACATCTGACCTGCTACGGAAGCCGTTTTTAACTGCGATACTTGCGCTATTTATATCCTTAACCGGGTCTACCCAAGACCAACGGCGCGGCGTCCATGATATTTCTTTATATTTGTCTATTCTTTCGGGCTTCAAATAGCCGTTACCGCATTTGATTTTTGAGAATAAAAGCGAATATTTTAACCATTCGTTAAAAATGCGTTCCGAAAAGGTAAAAATAAACCATTCTTGTAAACCTTTCCATACTTCGCGTTCGTCTAAAATTCCTTGCCTTAAAGAAGAAAAATTAACGCTTGATAAATCGCCGGATATTGAAGAATAACCCGCGCCAAGCCCCATGGCTATCCCGCGTAACATAGCCTTATCAAAACTATCAAATTCGCCGTTAGGATAGTTAGGGTCAAACTTTTTAACATCATAGCCGGGCGGCAATTCCTTAAAGGTTGCCGGGGTTGCTTCTATGTCCATGTCGTAGTTTTGGCCGTTTTCTTCGTCTTCTTCGTATGCGTCCGGGTCTGCGGGGCTTGTTATAAAGCCCATTTGGCAAGCGCCCGCCCTTGCATGTTCTACGGCCGCTTCTTCAAACCCGCCTAACATATACATGCGCATTAAGGAAGTAGCCGACCAAGGTATACCCCTTTTTTGGTCTACATATTCGGATATAAAACCATGTATAATTTCGTCAGCCGGTACTACTTCGTAAGGCTCGTTGGCGTAGGTATAATTGCGCCATTCTTCGCTATACTTTTTAATATAGTAGTTTACGGGTCTACCGTATTTATTAAATTCAATACCGAATCTAATATAATTACCGTTGTCTAAAATTTCATTCTTTTTAATATCAAGTCGGCGCGGGTCTATCAACTGCAAACCAAAACCCCAAGCGCCCGCGTCTTTACCTCTTACAATTCTTAATAAGCCCTCGCCCTCGCGGTTGCAAGTTGTAATAAGAAGTTTAAAAAGGCCGTTTAAGTTCATTTTGCCGGTAATATCGCAAACTTTAGACCATTCACCCCATGCGGTTTCTATTGCTTGGTTTGCTACTTCGTCTAATTTTCCGTTAGCGTCCTTTGCTTGCGCTTGCGGCCTTATGCCCGTATCGCCTATAACATTATCCTTTAACAAAGTATTAAAGCGTCTATAATACGGGTTGTTCATGTATTGTTCGCATGACTTTGCTACAAGTTTTTCGGCGTATTTTTCTATAATTTGGTCGCTTGTATACTTGTAATTAGTCCATGAATAGGTCATATTATTAGTATTAGCCGCCGCATAGTTTTTAGGTTTTAATACGATATAATGACCTTTAGCGCCTTTTGTTTTATTCTTATTTCCTTTTAAAAACTCTAAAATGTTCATTAAAATCTATACCTATAACTCTTAAATTTTCCGTTTTTTCTGACTTTTTGGCGCGCTACTTCGCCCCTATAGTAATCGCGAAAGCGGCGCAACTCGTCAAAAGTATGTTTAGTAATTTCGCGGTTAGCAATTTTAAGGGTTTTATATTCGTCCGTTAAGCGCCCCTCTAAAACTGCTTCTATCGCTTCTAACATCTTTTCGGCGTGCGTTTTAGTTTCTTCGGTTGTTTCTTGTGTTATTTGTTCTTCGTCTGACATCTTAACCCCGCCATGCTTTCGCATAATTGCTATTTGTACTTATTTTTGCGCGGCGTTTTTTGTGCATTGTTACCGCGTAATTATCTTTTGGCGCTTCGCTTGTTTTTTGGGCTTCGCCGTTTAATTTAGCCTTTAACGCTTCTAATTTTGTTTTTATATTAGTTGCTTTCAAGCGTTCCCCGATTCTTTCAAAATTTGGGTTTTTAATTTTCAAGGCCGCATAAGAATATACCGAAGTGTCTAAAACCTCGTTACGCGGTCTTATCTTTACCCATGACCGTTTCGGGAAGCCTTTAGAAAATTTGGTTACTAATTTTTCAGCCGTTAGACTATCAAAAAATACGCGGTCGCATACATCTTGTTTGAAGTGCATATAACCGCTACCAAATTCGGCTATTTTTAAGCGGCCAAAAATCGTACTTTTGGCTTGGTCTACCCCTACCGGGAATAGTCTAACAGTTCTATGAGATTTACCGCATTTTACTTTACTTTGTGCGCCTATAATTGGTATATTTTCGCCGCCTACACCTTTTACGATAAATACATTTTGGTTATATCGTTTGCGGCCGTAGTCGTAAACGGCTTGCGTTTTATGCCCGCCGGAATCTATCGCGGTAGCCGCAATAGTCATAACCGCGCCCGATTCATGTATAAATGTTTTTTCGCGTAAATCGTCTAACGCTTCCCATACTTCGTCTTGGTCGGGGTCGCCGTAGATTTTAACATAATCTACTACCCATGATTCTTCGCCCTTGCCCCAAGCGTCTATCTTACATTCTAATCTATCGTCTTGCGTATCTACGCCCATAGTAAGAATTAAGCCGCCGTTAGGTACGGTTTTATAATTTTCTACCCTTTGTTCTAATGCGCTTGCTTCTACGCTTTCGCCCTGTTCTTCCCAAGTTTCGCCAAGACAAGTATTTACCCAAGTTTTTAACTTTTCCGGGTCGCCTTTTGCGTTTAGAAAGTCTTGTACTATGTCGGTTATCTTACGCCAAGGGCTGTAAAATTCGTTCAAATGAAAACCGGCTACACCCTTAAAAGGCTTTTCGGCTTTCCAATAACCCAACCTTATAGCCCTTACCCTATCCGTATCCGTTAAATGCGCCCTACAATGTTCGCATTCATAATAGGCGCTTGAAGCGTCGTTATCGTTAAATTTAACTTGCGACCATTTTAAGCGTTGATACTTTCCACAATGCGGGCAAGGTACATAAAAATAGCGTTGGTCTGATTCTTCAAAAGCCGCTTCTATTCGGCTTATACCTTTTAAAGTTGGCGTACTAAAAAGCCCTATTTTTTTATTCCAATAAGTAGTAGTACGCTTAATGGCAAGGTTTACGGGGTCGCCCTCTGTACCCGCGCTTGCCGGGTAGCGGTCTACTTCGTCGCATAATACTATTCTAATCGGCCTTGAAGCAAGCCCCGCCGGACTATTCGCCCCAACTATTGTAATATGGCCGCCCGGGAATAGTTTATGTAAAATTGTATTTTTGCCGTCTTTTGCTTTTGATTCCGTTACTTTATCGGTTAAGCATGGGTTATCTCTAACCATTGGCGCTAAACGGTCTTTAGACCATGTTTGTGCCATTTCTAAAGTCGGTTGTAGGTTTAATATTGTACTTGGGTCTTGGTCTATAAAATACCCTACAATATTGTTTAATATCTCGGTTTTACCAACTTGGGCGCTAGACATAACTATAACGCGTTCGGTCGCGGGGTCGCTAAAAGCGTCCATAATTCCGCGTTGGTATTCTGCGCGGTCGGTTTTATATTTACCGGGTTCGGCCGACGCTTCCGGGCTTAAATAGCGCTTTTCGTCTGCCCATTCCGATATTGTCAATTTTGGCGGGCTTTTCCAAACGCCAAAAGCGTTTTTAATTATCGCCCGTATTTTCGGTATCTCTTGTAATTGTATCATTAAAAACCGGCTCTATTAGTTCGTTTAGTGCTTCCGTTATTCCGTTCGTTAATATTTCTTCTATTTCGTTCGGGTTTTGCGCTACCGATATTTGCGGCGTAAATTTACGCGGAAGCGCTAATAGTTTTGCGCGGCAATTACCTATACTTTTTTCTATCTCATTTTGTACTAAATCGGCTTGTAAATATAAGCCTTGTTTTATTTTTAAATCGTATTCTATGCGGTCGGCTTCAGCCTTGGCCTTTCTTGCCCGCTCGTAGCGTCCGTCTAATTCTTCGTCTTCGCCGTTTGTAAATTCGTTATAATAAAAACTTTGAACACATGCGGGAATATCGTAAGCGCCTTGCTTATCCGGCGCGGGTAATATTCCGTCTTCTACTAATTGTTGTATTCTTCGCGTAGATATTCCAAGAATTTCGGATAATAAATTAAGTTTTGATTTTATCGCTTCTAATTCTGACATGCGAAACGCCCATAACCTTTATTTACAAGCCTTTGAAACGAAAAGCGAAACGAATATTTTATATATCAATTCGCCAAAAGCCAAATATAACAATAACTACAAGGTAAAAACGAAAAACGAAACGAACATTTTAACTTATACCTAGAAAAAGCCCGCGCATTTGCTGACCCGCATGGCCTTGGGGGTCGGGGAAGTACCTAACCCGCCAAACCTATTGAGTTTATTGAGTTTTCACCGTTTTTGTTTTTCTTTGCCCTTTCGCCCTCGCTTTTTTGTTTGTGTTAAGTAGAAGACCGCCCGCGCATGGGGGCGGCCTAGTCCTGTTCTATAGGAGTTCTACATGAAAAAGAAGTTCTATAACGCTGATATGCTAATAGTGTAAAGTCTTCAAGACTTAAACCATTTAGCACCGCTTTAATATCTTGCTTTAAATAAGATTCGCCGCGCGTGTTTACATCATCATAACACCTAGCGCACATTGGCAAGGTGTAATAGTCTTTCGTGTACGGCTTCTTTAAATGGTAGACCATACCGCCGCGCGCGCCGCACTTAATACAAGTTTGTTTAGTTTGGTATAATAAATAACCCGAATCAAAGTTATTTATGTCGGCGTTGCGCATAACATTTAATTTATTTTTATCTATGTTATGCGTCCAACTATAGCGTAATTCGGGGGGTAATACGAACCCCTCAAATATAGGGCTATTATCTATAAATGTAATAATATCATCAATAAACTTGGCCGCTTCGGTCTTTGTCATTGACGATAATGTTTTTAAATATGTTACCGGCTTCCCGTTTGGTAGTGTAATAGATTCGGTCAAGCCGCACTCTTGATATAGCCAATCTTTTATCATGTACGCGTCGTACTGATACCCCATATTCTCAAAGAAGCGTATAAGGCATTTAATAAGACCACCGAATATAAAGCCAAGTTGTTTTAGTGTTTTTTCTTGTTTTAATTCTTCATACGATATATGTAATATCGTACCGTCTTTGTAATTCCTATACGCGTCGTTTAATATATTTTTAAGATATTGCCGGTTTGATACGGTAAATTGCATTAACTAACCACCCGTACCGTCGTATCTAATTTGAATTGTCGTACATTGTTAAAATCTTTTACCCAACTACTTTTAGAAGCGTCGGCATAATGCCATGACATATTGGCTTTTGTGCCATACTTCGGGTTTAAGTCCGGGGTTTCGTAGTATGCTTCTTTTTCATATTTCTTAATAAACCTTGCTACATCTTTAGAATTTTTGGGCTTGCGTTCGTTATATTTACCGTCTTCTATTCGGTATTGTTTTACAATAACTTTAAGCGCGCCGCATTTCGGGCATTGGCCTACTTCTAAAGTCCTATGCTTATGCGTCGTATTATCATATAGTCTTAATGTTCTATCAGCGCGAAAATAAGCGCTACAACAAAATAACAAGGCGTACTACCCCCTATTTGTTTTTAGCGACACCGTTAATATTTACATTCCGCATTGGTAATACCTTAAAAGGAATAACGGACAACTAAAATTTTTAACTTATCATATATTAGCGTGGGAATTTGTTTTAGACAATATAGTAATTAACTTAATTCATTTGCATTAGTTTTGTCATATAAACCCGCATGCCATGCCTGTTTCAAGAAAATTATTTTATATTTTTCAATTCCCCATTTTTTTAAAAAATTTTCTTCGCTCATACCGCTACTTGCGTCATAATTCATCTGCGCCGGTACTATAATAATCTTTTGTAAATACTCTATACGCGCGTAAAATTCGGGGTTATTCTTGCGTATTGATTTTTCTATAAAATGGTGTGCATGGTATTGCGCATGGTCGTAATTATCTACGCTTGTTAATTCGCCGGCCGGAATCGGTTTTAATGTTCTGCTAAACAAATCAAAAAAGAAAGGCGGGTATTTTTCAATATCCGCGTTATACATACTTCCCAAATTTACCCCCTAACTATTCTTTCAATATCAAGCGGTACAAAATTACGCCGCGATACTTCTAATTCGCCTTTGCGCAAATATTTTAGCGCTTTCTTTGCTTCTTTTGGGTTGTTATATTCAAACATACAATATCTATTATCGCTTCCGCGTATACATTGTTCTAAATCAACTATTACATATAAGTAGGTATGTTGTATATTAAACGGCTTTGTAGCGATAATAAAATTAGCGTCGCATGCCTGTATTTTATATGGCTTCTTTTCGCCCTTAAAATATATTTTGTCGCCTATATTAAATTCTTCTTTGTAGTATTTTTCTTGTTTTTCTGCAAATTCTTTACTACATTCCTTTATTTTTATACATTCTAATTTATTGATAGTATAAAAATTTTGACATTTATAACACCATGGTATATTCATTTTACCCCCTTAAAATTCTTTTATGCCGTACCAAAACGCTATTATAGGGAAGCCAATAAGCAATATTACTACATTTCTTATAAATACTAAATTATCTTTATATGTTCTTTTGTATATTTTCCAATATTTCATTTCTTCCGGTACTCTATCGCATAATAGTATAAATGTGCATACAAAAGATATTGTAAAATATACTTGAATCAAAAATATAATTTTATCTATCATTTTACCCCCTTTGCTATTTCATTTAACGCGCGATAGATTCTACATAATAAATGATATTCACGCGGTTCTTTAGCATTTTCGCAACTTTCATTACATGCATGGCTTGCTTTCTGCGCTTTGTTAGTTAATATCTCTTTAACTTCTTCAAGAATCTTTTTATATTTTTCTATTTCTTCGGCCGAATACCATGTAACGGGTTGGCCTTTATAGTCCGTAGTATTCCATATACTCATGCCGGTATTACCTCTTTTATTTTGTTTGCTATTAACTCTCTACGCTTATTTACGGTCAAGTTATAATTATCCGAAATTATTTTTACTTCTTCTAAACATTTTTTACATTGGTTTAATTCCGTTTGTAAATCTTTGTTTTGTGCTACGACCGCGTTATATTGAGTTACGGCCGTTTCAAGTTCTTTGTTTAGTCGCTCGTTTTCTGCTTCTAAATTGTTTATTTGGTCTACACTTAACATTCTACTACCTCTTTTTCTAAATACTCTTTTACACCTTGGCCGCAATTCTCGTTACATTCTTCGCACCCTACGCACATAAAACATAAACTAGGTACGATATGCGGGCTTACCGTTGCTTCTTTGCCCCAAGCGTCCGCGTCCATACTTTGTATTTTGTCTATATTGCGTTTTTTACTTTTAATAATATCGGGTTTTACACCCTTAAAAGAATCAATAACCCTTTTAAGGCGCGCTATCTTTTCGCCTTTTACCTTTGTTACTTGGCTATGAAGCCCGAATATTAGTTTAAGTTGTTCTAACATTATTTCAGCGTCGGCCATTTCTTCAGCCAAATGTTCTAAATTACCTTTACCGCGCAAAAGTTTAGTAATTTCTTTTTGAAGTTCGCTACATTCTTCTAGCGCTACTATCATTTGCGCCGATTCGCCAAATGTATTTATAGCCTTTTTATATATGTCAATATCTGCCATTTTTAACCGTCCTTAATCGTCTTTTAATGACGCGTTTACTATTTCTTCGTATGTAAATTCGCTTTTACCTTGCCACTTGCGGGGGCTTCCGTCCGGGTATTTTACCCTACTACCCCGCGCCAATACATATTTATGCTTAAACATATCGTACATAAAGCCGTATTCTTCCAATGTTGCCGCGCCTGTGCCTTTTTGTAAATTCGGGTATTTTCTACGCAACTTTTTACATGCGTACAATATATGCCCGTTTGGCATTTCTCTACAAACCAAATGCATGCATGGCCTGTCAAACTGATTTATTATTAGTAATTTGTCTACATTTATCCACATACCATTTTTATACATGCCCGCACCTCTCTAATTTTTCTTTACATTCGGCGCATATTACATTACCTTTTACAAAGTCGCAAGCGTCGCTACTTTCGTCTATAAAGGCTTTGCCGTCGTCTATTTCGTCTTGTGTAATTTGGCTTCTACATTGTTCACACTCAAACCACCAACACTTATTTAATAATTCCGTTACGGGTATTTTTTTAGAATCTGCGTATTTATCCCAACTTTTTACGCGTTGCGCTCGCAAGTCGGTATATTCGCAGTCGTTAAATTCCCATGTGTTTATTTCGTTACTTTTTGCTTTGCCGCTTGATTCTGCAAATGTTACGCTAAAATGTTCACATAGTTGGTCTTGCACTATATAAGCCTTTAATTTTCCGTTTTGCATGCCTGTTCTTCCTTTGTTTTTTCTTCTGCTCTTTTCATGGCTTTTAATATGCCGCTTTTGTCGCTTTTGTCTAATTGTTCGCTTATCATTTTTGTATATTGGTCTATTAAGTCCGGGCGGCGTTCAAACTTACCAAGCCACCGGCCGCCATTATGTTTTACATGGCTTCTTATTACTTTTTTAATTTGTGTATCGTTAAATAAACGCGGTAAAAATAACCCGTTTATGCCCTCATTACCTAATATTTTGTATTCTATTGGTATTAAGTCCATATACGCTAAATACTCTTTGAAGTTATTAACCATAATCAATTTTATTTGTTCATGATTCAGCGTTATTTTTTTTGGCATTACTATTGCTATCAATTTATCGCCGCGCATTACTTTTATGGCCGAATATTTATTAGCGATATAGTCTACATTTTCTTTGTCTTCTATTAAGTCATTTATAAAGTCAATATATACCGGGTCTATTATCATTTTTTGGCCTAATTTTTCGTTGTTTTCATACGGTACATAATTTAAGTATTTTGTAGCCCTGTCAATTATTGTATTTATATCACCTTTGCCAATTTTATCGGCCGGTATTAAAGCCGCTTCGGGTATTTCTTCGCAAAAATCTTTATGTATCATTATGTCGCCGTTTGTGTAGTAGTCGCCTAATTTTGCTACCGGCTTTTCGTTTACATATTCTAAAAAATTAAGTTTATCCATTTTCTTTTATTCCTTATATATCTTTGTTTTTGTAATTCTCTATTGCTTGGTTTAATACCTTGCCGGCGTGTTCTACATGTACCGCCAAATATGGCGCTAATTCTGATATTTTTATAGGTATATCGTCCATAGTTGCATGTTGGTATGCTTCTTCTTTTGTGTATTGTTCGCACTCGTTTAAGTTTGGATAATACCCGCATGAATTTTTGCCCCAAAATATCAAAGAATTATACGCGTAGCCGCGCTCTAATGAACATATTACATATTTGTTTTTGTTTTCTTCAGTTATTACAAACATTATTTACCCCCAATATATCTTTATGCCGCCTTGTACGGGCGTTACTCGGTAGCCGGCTTCTTCTGCTTTCGCGGTCATTGATTCCAATAGGTCATACGAACATAAAAAAGTACATTCGGTTTTACCTTTTTTAATAGCCTTTTTTATTGATTCGTCTAAATCTTTTTCCGCGTTTATTGCTTTATTTTCTATACTTTGTTCTTTTGCTTGTTTTGCGCTAATCATTTTTCGCCCTTTCGTCTTCTTTTGCCTTATACGCTTTGTATTCCTTATCTAATTCGCCGCGTAATTTAATTGCGTCTACTTTTTGCCTTGCGCGCATAAAATACGGTATATTCAATACGCCCGCGCGGTCTTCCGCTTCACATTCGGCCGTAATAGCCGCTAATAAATAGTCTTCTTTCATTTTGTCCGTTACCCCAAAAGGTATAATTTTTACGCCCATGTTGTTACCTCACTTTCTTTTAAACTATGTTTAATTTCATTACTAATAAGCCTTTTTCTGCATACATTTTTATATTTTCGTCTTCGTCGTCTATTGCTATTTGCGGGTCGTAGTATTCGCGTATTAGTCTAAAGTGTTCGGCCTTAACTTCGGCCGCCGGTCTTAAATCGCCTATACGACGCATGTAAATATCGCCAATAAACCCTAAATCGGTACGCAAACGAATTTTAGTATTTATTCTTATTGCTTCACTTCTAACCGTTGAAAATATAATTTTGTAGCCGGAATCGTGTAGGCTTTTTAATACTTCGCCTAAAGTCCAATTAAAAGCCACTTTGTCGCGGTCGTTGGCATATTGACAAAAATAATGCCATTTGTCGGCTTCATTATTTGTATTTTCTTCCGCTTCTTTTAATACTTCCCGGGTATCTAATAAACACCCGTCTATATCGCATATTATCGCTTTTGGTTTTCTCATGCCTGTTTATCCTCTAAAAAATTCATTTGTACTAACATTTCTTTAGGTTGTATTAACTTACCTTGCCTTAAATGTTCGGCGTAGCGCTTTTGCGCTAACGGTATTATTTCCGGGTCGTTATCCGAACATATAAAATCAAACCCTTTATTATATGCCGCTATTGCGGTCGTAGCGCTTCCACATAAAACATCAAGAATAACCGCGCCGGGTTTCAATTTTGCTTTATCTATGCACCATTCAAATAACTTAATAGGCTTTTGCGTATCGTGTATTTTTTTAGGCTCGTCGGCCTTATATTGACTACGCGAATAGTCAAATATTCGCATGGCTTTGTCGTATGATGTCCACGCTAATTCGCCGTCGGCTAAACTAAAGCCGCGTTGGCCTTTATTCCAAACTAAATAACATTGGCTAGGCTTCAAAATATCCGCGTAATAATTACCGCCCCAAATTATTTGATTTTTTGATACTCTTATAACTTCGCGTATAATATCCGGGCTTATGCGTTCTTTATCCCATTCTTTTTTAGACCCGCCATGGTCTTTCCAAGAATATTTAGACTTGCTTAAACCTTTGCCGCCTAGTTTTCTTTTTAATTGGCCGGTGTAGTCTATCCCGTAGGGCGGGTCTATTAGTGCAAGGTCTATACACTTATCCGGCAATAATGCCAAGACTTTAGACGCTTCGGCGCAAAATATTTTATTTTTAATATTCTCTATCTTTATCATGCCCGCTTTTTCGCCCTCTTTTTTGCCTTGCTTTTACTTGTTTCAACTTCTTTTAATTCTTGAATTGGTATAAAAAATTGCAATTC